TGTATTGGGAATAGACAGAGCAAAGATGCGTCTGTATGATTGTGAACAGGAAGCACAATCGGATTTAGTTGATAGTGGACAAAATGAAAATGTATTCGATAACACACCGTTTGCTGGAAAAGGCAAAACATATGAAAAATTCTCTGACCTCAAGGTATAGTAAAAGAGAAGATATTAAGTATTATACTGACGTAAACCTTGAGACTAAAATGTGGGAAATCATTGAACTTCCCACACGAAGAGTTGTACAGGATTATACCTTTGAAGATGATGCAGCACAAGCTTGTGTTAAGATGAATCGGAATAAACCTTTTGGTGATAATCCTATTCCTGCTTTTTTGACAATTAAGAGTTGACATTCGTTCCTAGTTCAGTTATCATATAAATAGAAGTATAATTTATATGGAGTGATTGAATGTTAAGTCTCACAGAACACATAGAACTTGTTGAGGCAAAGGGCAAAAAACCGAAGGGTGCAGAGTTTGAAAATATTATCTGTGCCGCTTACAATATGAAGTCCTTGCGTCAAGATAAAGAAAAAGCAATTAAATCAGCAGAAACCAATTGGAAACCCCTTTATGATGATTGGTTAGAAGTTGGTGATAATATTGTAAAAAGTGCATTTGGAAGACCTAGTGGAACTATGAAACACTTTGGTTCTGGTAATGCTCCCCTCAATCCTAAATGGGATTCTTACTTCATTCAAACTACAGGTAAACCTGCTGGTGGTTCTACAAAGACACCAAAAACTGATATGTATATTGGAAAACAAAATATCAGTTTAAAAAAGTATGGTGGTTCACAGTTAATGTCTGGTGGTAAAGCAGAAACACTTGCAACTCTTGCTGCAGCATATGACAATTTATCTGATAGTGTTAAAAACAAAGCACTGAATGAGTCTTGGAACTCACTAACTGACGAAATTGAAAAGGATTTTATTTCTTTTAAATTACCAGCTGGTGGACAAATAACTGATTTTAAACGAGCAATTAAAGATGGTGTTGATGATGATTTGACTAATTGGGTAAAAGAAAGATTGCAAAAACAAACTGCAATGACTCAATCTCTACAGGATTTACTTAATACAAAAGAGATTAACAGAGAAGTAGTTCGTGAAGCAATGACAGGAAATCAAAAATTTAAAGACCAACTACCAAAAGCAACACATATTTTGAAATTTGATGAACAAGGTAAATCTGATTATGTTCAAATCAATGACAAATATGTTGACTATGTTGCATCTCAAACTTCATTTAATATTTCATTTAAAACATCTGGAACAGGTGGTAGTGCATGGACTGCTACAAAGGGTATATTTAAAGAAGCATTTGAGTATGCATATTCAGAGGAATTATTGCATGAGGGATTATTTGATAAAGTTGTTGCTGGTGTAAAGTCTGGTGTACAATTTTTAAAAAATATTCTTAAAAAAATGTTATCTTACATTTGGAACAAAGTTAAGATATTACTTGTTTCTGGTATTGATAAAGTGCAAGAAATTTTAGGTATAAGACTTGATGTTTCAAACGGCAATCCAAAGGTTAAATTCTAATGTTAACACTAATGGAAAATAAAGCAGGAAAGAATCTGCACCTAGAACATATCGAAGATGAGATACTTAACTTTGGTGTGCCTGGCGGTAGAGCTGCAATCAACTTCATACGTTCACTAAGAGATATGTTCTCTGGTGAAAGTCGTAGTTCAGTTAACATGACTGTGAAGTGGGATGGTGCGCCTGCAATCTTTGCTGGAGTAGAACCAGAGACAGGTGACTTCTTTGTTGCAAAGAAATCAGTATTCAATGCAACACCAAAATTATACAAAACGGAGGCAGAGATAGATGCTGATTTATCTGGAAATCTTAATTCTAAATTTAAAGTTGCACTTAAAGAATTTTCTAAGTTGGGTATCAAAGGGGTACTGCAAGGTGACCTCATGTTTACAGATGATGTTGAAACAACAAAGATTGACGGCACAAATTATTATACTTTTCAGCCTAATACTATTGTGTATGCTGTTCCAACAGATAGTGAGTTGGGTAAAGTAATCAACAAAGCAAAGGTTGGTATTGTCTGGCACACAACTTATACTGGTTCTGCACTACAAGATATGAAAGCATCATTCGGTGCAAGTATTAGTAAACTAACAAAGACATCTACAGTGTGGATGGATGATGCAACTTATAAAGATGCATCTGGTACTGCAACATTTACATCAACTGAGAATGCAGAAGTCACTGGACATTTATCAAATGCTGGTAAAACATTTCAGAGAATTAACTCTGCAAAGTTATCTAAGTTTTTACGACTACAGGATTCACTGACAGGTAAGTTGGTGGGTGCATCTCTGAAAACATATAACAACTCAAAGGTTCGTAAGGGTGAAGCAGTAAAGAATCCAAAACAACACGCTGCTGGATATGTTACTTGGGTGGAAAATCATTTCGCAAAAGAGATTGATAAAGTAAAAACTGAAAAGAGTAAAGATGTTCTGAGAACAAAGGGTAAGGAATACGCAAGAGAATTTAAGAAAGATTTAACTAATTTAGAACAAGTTATTGCATTTCAATCGCATCTGGTTAACGCTAAGATGGGGATTGTGAAAAAACTAAATAGTGTGAAGGGTTTAACTGATACCTTTATTAAGACAAGTAATGGATTTAAAGTAACTAACCCAGAGGGTTACGTTGCAATTGACAGGGTATCAGGCGATGCAGTAAAACTCGTAGATAGAATGGAATTTAGTTTTAATAACTTTACTGCAATTAAGGCATGGGATAAATGAGAAACTTTAAAGATTTATACGAAGAAGCTGTAGAAGAAAAACAGTCTCCATCTGAAATTATGCAACAGCGTAGAAAGATGGGTAGACGTATGAAGATGCTTGCACGAAAATCTTCTACTAAAATTAAAAAGAAGAGAGCAAAAATAAGACGCCGTGACCCAGATGCGTTGCAGGCGATTGCAAAACGTCAAGCAAAAATGATGGTCATCAAACGTAGTTTGGGCCCTGCTATAAATTACAAAGAACTTCCCATTGCAAAAAGAATTCAGATTGACCAAACTATAGTTGCAAAGAAACGTAAAGTCATTGACAAAATAACTCAAAAACTTCTGAGACAACTAAAACAAAAAGAAGGTCAACGAATTAAACAGAACAGAGCTGCAAAAGCAAATGCCGATGCGGTGGGGGATTAATATGAAAACTTTTCTAGAAGCAAAAGGTGATACCGCTGTATTTACGTTTGGTAGATTCAACCCACCAACCACAGGACACGAAAAACTTATAGATGCACTTGCAAGAGAACAGGGTAAGAACTCTGGTGCTCCCATGTATGTGTATCCATCTCATTCACAGAACCCAAAGAAAGACCCTCTTCCACACAATAAGAAGGTCGCATATATGAAGAAGATGTTCCCAAAATACAAGAAGAACATCAAAGTTAGTCGTGCAAGAAATGTATTTGATATTGCAGTTGAACTACACAATAAAGGACACAAAGCGATTGTCATGGTTGTTGGTTCTGACAGAGTAGATGAGTTTGCAAACCTATTAGACAAGTATAACGGTGTAGATGGTAGACATGGTTTCTACGGATTTGATGATATTAAAGTCGTATCTGCTGGAGAACGTGACCCAGACGCAGAAGGTGTAACAGGAATGTCTGCATCTAAGATGCGAGCTGCCGCTGGTGCAAACGAGTTTGACCAGTTTAAACTTGGTCTTCCAAAAGGATTTAAGGACGGTGAAAAACTGTTCAAGGATGTTCGTACCTTTATGGGCATCAAAGAGGAATACAATTTCACACTAGAAGAACTAAATCGTGACCTTTACATTCGTGGAGAGATTTGGAATGTCGGTGATGTTGTGAAAACAACTGATGGTGACGAAGGTACAATTATTCGCAAAGGTACAAACTATGTTGTGTTTGAGGACTTGAGAAGAGTGTGGTTACACAACCTTGAAGAAGTCAAACAGGATAAAGATATCAAAGACAAAGAAGGAACACAACCAGCAAAGTATTATGCAAAAGATGCTGATGGTGATGAGATGTCAGTATCGACTAAGAAGAAACGTGCATCACACTTTGCAAAGAAAAAGTCTGGGCCTGCGCCTGGCGATGCGAATGCAGATACTAAACCATCTAAACATACTAAGAAATTTAAAGATATGTTTGGTGAGGAAGACCCATGTTGGGATACTCATAAACAGGTCGGAACTAAAATGAAGAACGGTAAAAAAGTTCCTAACTGTGTTCCTAAAGAAGAAATCGAACTTGATGAAAAGATTGCTGGGTTAGTCACAAAAGCAGAAAAGTCTGGTATGCCATATGGAATTCTAAAGAAGGTATATGACAGAGGAATGGCTGCATATAAGACAGGACACAGACCAGGCACTACTGCACAACAGTGGGCATTTGCGAGAGTGAACTCATTCACAACCAAGTCATCTGGTACTTGGGGTAAAGCAGATGCAGACCTTGCTGCAAAAGTTAGAGGTAGTAGTAAAAAAGAAGTATATGAAATTGGAAAAGATTATGGTGACCATACTCGTAAGGTAACACCAGGCCAATCTGCAACTAAGGAATCAGTTGAAGAATGGTATTTGGATGAAAATACGAGAGATAAATATGAAGAAAGATTTGGTGATAACTGGTTAGCGAAACTAACAGAGACTTATAATAAGATGTTATCAAAACTTCCTTGTTGTGATGACTGCGATGGTTTGTATGAACATACTATTGTAGAGTCTGAGTATCAAGGGAAGAAAGTAAAACTCAACGACCCAATTCGTACAAGCGAAAACCCAAACAAGAAGTTTAAGGTTTACGTCAAAAATGAAAAGGGTAAAGTTGTTGTAGTTCGTTTTGGTGACCCAAATATGTCTATTAATCGTGATGACCCAAAAGCAAGGAAGTCATTTCGTGCGAGACACGGTTGTGATACAGACCCTGGCCCTAAGTGGAAAGCAAAGTATTGGAGTTGCTACCAATGGCGTGGTGGTGCAAAGGTAGATAACTAAAGGAAAAAACAATGAGTAAATGGACAAAAACTATGAGAGATGCCCTTACAGAAATGTCAGAGGCGTTCTCCAAAAAACAAATTAAAATGGCAATCGGTATTGCATCTGACCC